AGGCGCTAAAGAAGTAAGAAGAAAAGCTATTGTTGACTTCCTTGGTTTTGCGGGGATAAAGAATGTAAATGCCATGAAACTCAGCATGAAGCAGAATTCTTCTACGGCTGCTATAGCAAATGCTAAAAATACCGCAGAGATGAGCGATGAAGAAATAGAGGAAGAAATAAAACAATTGGAACAATTAGAAGAAAATGAATAACAAAACATCAAGAGAACTAGAATTAAAGAGAGAAGTTTTAAAAAGGAAATTTCCCAAATTTTGGTTGGCTATGTATCACCATGTTAATGTCCACAATAAACCTATGAAATTTGGCAATAGATATAAATATTTAATTCCACTCTATAAAGAGTTTTCTCGGAAAGAAGTTGTAGAGAAATGTGTTCAATCTGCTTTTTCCGAGAGATTTGTAGTTTCCTCGCTTTATGAAGCTTCTATCGGTTTGAGAGTCTTATATGTAATGCCAAAATTCGATTTGAGAAATAAGTTTGTCGCGGATAGATTGGATAGATTGTTGTCCAGCGTTCCTTATTATAAACACTTATTAAAAGAAGCAACAGGAACAGCGGATAGCAGAGGTTTGAAACATTTTGGAAAAGGTATTATGAATTTTGTGGGTTCCAATGTGAGTGGGGAATTTATTTCTTACCCCGCAGATTCTCTTTATATTGACGAAGTTGATAAATGTGACCAGGTTAATTTGGAAATGGCACCGGATAGGTTGGATGCTTCTGAGTATAAATTTGATAGAAGAATCGGTAACCCTAGTGTTGAAAATTGGGGAATTGATAAATATTATAAAAAATCAAGCCAGGCGAAATGGCAAATAAAATGTCCTTGTTGTGGTAAGTGGCAGATATTAAACTTCTTTGAAAACGTTATTAGAAGAACAGGTCCTACTACTTTTGATATATTGGGAAACTATGAAGTGGTTTGCAAAAAATGTTACAGAGCATTAGATAGATATATGGACGGGGAATGGGTTCACAAATTTCCTTCAATAGAAACAAAAGGCTATAGAGTGAACCAGCTATTCTCCGCAAATGTAACCACAGAGTCTTTGATCGAAAAGTGGAAAGAATCCGCTGGTAACAATACGAAAATTCAACTATTTTTTAATTCAAAAATGGGTCTCCCTTTTTCTGGTTCTGATGCTAAACTAAGTTTCACGCTTCTTGAAAAAGCTTTAAAAGAAGATTATGTACTCAGAAATATCGATTTTACAAAACATAGGAGGCAAGTATTTGCAGGGGTTGATGTTGGAGCATATTATCATATTATCATAAGAAGTAAACTGCCTAATGGAAAAAGAAAGTTGTTATATGCTAATAAATTGAAAAACACAAAAGAAGTAATAAACCTTTTGCAGGGAATAAATCCAACCAGGATTATTATTGATCAGGATCCAGAAACCAGGGAAGTAGAAAATATGAAAAAAACTCTAAAAAAGATGTTTAGTTGTAGATATAGAAAAGACAAAACACTATTAAACATAAGAAAAACAAACAGAAAATTTAAGGCAGAGAGGGAAGTAGAAATAGACAGAACTCTATTGATGGATACTGTAAGAAGTGATTTTATCAAGGAAGAGATAATAAATCCACGTGATGCAAAAGAGATAGGAAATCAAGGACAAGAAGAATATGGGGAATACTATGAACAACTACTATCTCCAGTTAGAATTTTTGATGAAGAAAATAGTAGGTTTGTCTGGCGTGAAACAGGGCCAGATCATTATTTTCACGCAGAAGCGTACTGCAAATTAGCAGAGATGTTGGACTCTGGAGTTATGGAATATTACACAGAAGGCGCAGAAGACTCCAAAGGGCTTACAAAAGAAGAATGGTTAAAAAAGACAGAGGAACAAAAACCACTGATTCCAGAAAAAGAAGAAGAGTTAAGATTATTAACAGCAGAAAATTTCTTAAACAAATTAAAGTTTTATACCCCAAAAATCCGTCAAGTTAGCGGGGATGAAAAGGATGAAGGTGATTAAAAAGATTTACAATATATAAAGGTTCCGATATAATGAAAAAAAACAATTAAGGAGTAAAAAAATGGCAAAAATAATAAAAACTGAAATAGGAGGAAAATATGTTGCATCTTCCAGCCTCCAAAAGTTAAAAACTGCTTTTGAAGATGAATTATTATATTTTGGAACCAGCAGTGTTTATAGCGAAGTAAGGAAAAAGATTTTTAGTGTTGATTTTGAAACACTAAGGAGAATGGCTGAAAGATTGTCTATTGTTTCTATGATCGTAAATTGTCGGGAACAACAGAGTTTGCCTTTTTTCTTCCCTGCAACAGAGTTATCACAACCCGGTTTTGTTATTTTCAAAAAAGGCAAGTTCGATAAAAAATTCAAACAAAAAGATAAAAGAGCTATGGAACTAGCAGAAATGATATCTAATACTGGTTTTGTTGATGATTCAGTCAGAGAAGATAATTTTTTAGATTTTGCCCAGATGCTGGTAAGAGAAGTTTTAACCATTGATCAAGTCGCTGTTGAGTTGCAGAGAAACAAAAGAGGGGAAGTAGGAGCCTTTTGGTTAGTGGATGGGGCTACAATCTCACGTTGTACGGAAAAAGGCTATGAAGATAATCCAGAGTTGGCTTTTGTGCAGGAAGTAAGAGGGCAGGTTCTGGCTTCTTACACAAGAGATGAAATGATAGTTGACTATATGTTTAAGAGAGCAGATATGAGATACAGAGGTTATGGTTATGCGCTATTAGAGCAGGCTATAGATCTGGTTAGTACATTGATTATGGGAATTACCTATAACAGAGATATTTTCACAAAAGACAAAATCCCCAAAGGTTTTATAGCACTACAAGGAGAAGTAGACAGAGAAAGTATAGAAGCAGTAGAAAGATATTGGTATATGGCCATGAGCGGTGCAGGGGCCAGATTCAACATTCCTATTATACCTAGCGGTAAGGAAGGAGTCAGTATGGATTTTAAAAATCTTGGACAAACTAATAGAGATTTGGAATATCATAAATTGATGTTATTTTTTCTATCCCTGTTTGGAGCAGTTTTTGGCATTGATTTGGCCGAATTAGGCATCAAGACAGATACTAGCCAGCAGTTGCTTGGTGAACAGATTGCGAAAAGGCAAGAGTATAGCAAAGATCGCGGATTGAAAAGTTTGTTATCGTTTATTCAAAGTGTTATGAATAGAATATTAAATAAAATAGATCCAGAATATTCCTTCTTGTTTTTGGGCGTGAATCCTGAAGATGAACAAAAAAAATTCGAAGTTTTTGGTAAAGCACTCGCAACTACAAAAACTATTAACGAGCTGAGAAACATCGATGGCGACAAACCGCTTGAAGGGAACCAATATGATATGGTCCTCAACCCGACTCTTGTTCAAGCCATGCAAATGCAAGGCGGTGGTGAAGAGGGTGAGTATGCAGAAGGAGAATATGCAGGGGAAGAAGGCGGAGAGATTGAACAAGAGATTGAAAACGAAGAGCCCGCAGAAAAAAAAGAAAGTGCTGAAGAGATCGAAAAATCTTTGAATGAGCATTTGGAAAATTTAGAAGAACAAGATTATGACTATAAATCCCTTCTATAAAAAGGACAAACAATGAAAACTAAAATTTGTTCTAAATGCAAAAAAGAGAAATCTTTAAAAGAATTTTGTATTAACAGGGCCAAAAAAGATGGTTTAAATTCTCGTTGCAAAGAATGCGCAAAAGAATGCGGCAAACAATGGCAGAAAGCTAATCCAGAAAAAGCTAACAAAAACACTAAAAAATGGCGAAAGTCTAATCCAGAAAAAGCCAAAGAAAGTACTAAAAAATGGCAAAAGAATAATCCAGAAAAATGGCGGAAAATCCAAACAAAGGCTTATTACAAAATAAGACAAACTGCAAAAGCCGTAATAGATGGCAGGATGCGTGGGATTATATACAAGCTTTTAGCAGGGATAAGAATAAGCAGTCCTTTTTTAGAAAATGCAATGGGTTATACTGCACAACAATTAAGAGATCATTTCGAATCCTTGCTTGCCCCGGGTATGATTTGGGCTAACTACGGAACTGAATGGGAGATAGATCATAAAATCCCGCTTTGGAGTTTTGATTATTCAGATATCACGGATCCGCAGTTCAAGAAATGTTGGTCTTTGAAAAACCTTCAACCGCTTTGGAAAGCAGATAACCAAAAGAAAGGAACAAAGTTAAATTATAAAGGATAAAAAATGAAAGCCAACAAGAAAGAAAAAAATCCTTATAAAAGCATTGATCAATTAGGTGACAAATGGGAAAAATATTCCCGCAATATAACAAAAATTCTATTAAAAAATGTCTGCAAAGTATTAAAATTGGAAAAACTTAAAAAGTCACAGGCCGACCAAGCGCTAATATTTAAGGGTAGAATCCAGTATAATCCTGAAACAGGCAAACCAATTTCTGTAGCAGAATGGAAAAAATTAGAAAATGCTATAATGAAATATTTGGGAGTTGAAAAGCAATTTATTGAAGAAAGAATGACCGAAGAGAGCTATTGGTTAGGCAACATCCTTTCAAGAATGGATAAGGAAAACAGGGAAAAAACAGAGCTAAAAGATATAGCAATGGGTAAAAAAGATTGGCAGGATTATAATTATATAAACCAGGATATGGACATGCTAGGGATGGCTCAGACTCAGTGCGGTATATATATACAGAATATTTCTGAACGGTCAAGAAATAAAATACAAAATATACTGATTGAAGGAATAAAAAACAACAAGACAAAGAATGAAGTTTTCCAAGACCTTTGGGATTTAGAGAATATTATAAATGTAGATTTTGATAGGATAGTGAGAACTGAAACAGCAGCGAACAGCAATAATGGATTGTTGCTGTCTACTCTGAGGGCTAACCCAGATGAAACCGTATTTATGAAAGGGTTGTCTAGTCCAGGCGCTTGTGAACATTGTTTGCGATTAGTAAACGAGAAAATCGTAGTCCTGGCTGAAGGCCCCATTGAACGTAAGACTAGTGTGGAAATTGAGAGGATTGAATATCCTCTCCTCTGGCCCGGGAAGTCTAACTATGGCAAGAAGCCCAAGGACTATGAAGTTGCTTCAATAATCCACGTGCACTGTCGTTGCACATGGAGCCCCTGGTCCTTGCAGCTTGAGCATTTACTCAATAGGCAAAAAAATGAGAATGATAAAAGAAACAACTTTTGAAAAATTGATGACAGGAAACCCCAATGCATGTATCCCTTGGGCATTAATGGCTTGTTTTTTATATTATAAACGAGACGAAAGTTTGATGTCGGACTCGCAATTTGACCAGCTTATGCACAGAATATTCAAAGAGTGGAAAAAAATAAAACATCCACATAAAAAGCTTTTTGCTGAAAATAAAAAAACAAACACTACAACTGGTTTTGATATAGAATATCCTTGGATAACGCAAGGAGCTGCTTTTAACATAAAAAAGAAATTAAGTTACGTTAAACAAAAACAAAAAAGACTTAATAAAAGTCGCGTAAAAACCTAATATATTACTAACTAATAATTAAATAAAAGGAGGTTTTATGAAAAAATTATCAATTATATTGCTTTTGCTTTTAAGTATTGGTTGTGTCGCGTGGGAAGCAGACGTTGCTGCTTCTTCAAAAATAGGGAGTGTTGAGAAATCTAAAAAACTTATTTTGGCATTACACCCGGGAAGTGTTTTTGAATTATCTGATGTAACATATTTCCCTTTTTTAGCTAATGCAGTGCGTAGTCTTTATCCTGAGCGGTCTAATTGGTCAAGTTTTATTCCTATGAATAGTAATAATTATAAATTGCAGATGCTATTCTGTCGTTCTGAGAA